CAAGCACGGCACTGTATCGCGCATCGGTAAAGGCATCTAATGCGCCGTAACTGTCGGAAGTCTTTGCCATATCGCGCTCCGCTTGCTCGGCAAAGTTGCCGTACTGTACGGCCGCCCGGGATTTCTCATCAAAGCTCGCTAAGTATGCCCCCAGTATCTCTTGTACGGTAAGCGTAAGGCTTTTTTGCTCCCGCTCTGCATAAAAGTTTTCAAACGTCTTTTTCTTCTCAAAGTCGGCAAGGGTGAGCTTTTGCTTCTCTAAAAAGCTATTGAACGCTTCTACGCGCGTATCTCTTCCCGCTTTAAAGCGGCTATAACATTCCCGCTGTTCAAATTCCAGCATATCATACAAGGCGCCGCGCTTTCCGCCGTCAAGCATTTCGATAAATGCATACGGGCGCATTGCCGCATATTTTAGCTTGCGCTTAAGCGCATCAAAGCCCCCTTTCTTCTTCTTTTCATCCTCGCTCCACCCTGCATTATCGTCGCTATAACCTTTCGCGTCGCGTAATGTCTTGATAGAAGCATCCCGTATCCGCGCCGCTTCTGCCTGTTTCGCGGCTATTTTTGCCATGTACTTTTGTTTTCCCTCGCGGTGCTTTTCTTCTATCACCTGCGCTAAGCCGATAAGCTCGTCAACCGTCCATTGCTTTAATGACTGGTGCTTTAATTTTGCAACAAGCGATTCAGGGAGTATCTTACTGACCGCCGCATCAATCGCTTCCGGCGTTAAATCGCTTGTGTGCATATCAGCAAAGTTCTGCTCACTTCTTGCATAAAGACCTAAGCTAAAAAACTTATTGCGGGCAGGAATAAGGCGGCGGGCTAACTTTTTATCGTCCGCCGTCCAGTCCTTAAAATCTTTTTTATCAAGGTTATTGATTAACTGCTTAAAATCCCCCTCTTTTCTCCGGGTGCTCATGCGTGCTAATGTTTGCCGATATTCGCCGTTTGTTTTCCAAAGCGTATACGCTTCACGGAGACGCTGTTCATCTGAATCAATGTTCGCATGTAAGGCTTTTTGTACCTTGTCTTTTAAAAACCATTGTACCGCGGCAAGCCCTTGCGCCTGCTCCGCATCGCAGGTTTTTAAACTAATCCGCTTCATAACTGCCTTTAATGCCACGTCTCGCGCTTTAATCGTGTCGGCTAATACCGCACGGGCGATCCGCTCATCTTTAATCTTCTTTTCAAGTGCTCCGATTCTTTTTGTGTCGTTGTGATTTTCCGCCTTTGCGTCGGCAAGTTCGGTTTCAAGGCTTTTAATGGTTTGATTTTTGGCACGGACAAGCGTTTGTATATGTTCTACGTCCGCATTGGTAATAGCGCCATCTCTGACGCGCTTTTCTATGTCTTCGTTGTCGAGGGCGCGGATAAGCGCTTCCTTTTGCGCGTTACTCATCTGGTCGAGTTTTAAGCTTTCAAGCGTAACACTTTTATACGGGCGGCTTTTTAAGCGCGTCGTAATGCGTGCATCAGTGGTATCGGCATCCTGTACCCGTAAATCGGAGCGTTCCATAATGTCGGCATATAGAGAGCGGAACGAATGCGCGGCGTTTTGCATCTGTCCCCGGATATTCGCAATGGATTTTGCAGATGGCGCTTCTCCATGGAGCACTTTTGCAAGCGTGCCCTTCCATGAAAAGTTCCGCATCTCGCGGTATATCCGCTCTTGCTTGCGCTTCACGTCCTCAAAATAGGCCTGCTCCGCCTCGTCTGCGGGGGTGTTCTGTTCAAAATCAAATACGGAAAGCTCGGCTGCTTCTTTTAAAAAGGCGTTAAGCTTTTCATCATCTGCCATCTCTTCTAAAAAGCGTGCATCATCGATATCGGCGCGGCTTCGCGCTTCTGCTTGCCGTTGGCTGTCCGGATTTATTTTTTCCGCACGGCTGACGCGCCCTTCTGTCGCTGCCTTGCTAAAGGATTCACTAAACGCCTTTTCTGCATCCGTAAGGCTTCGAAGCGCCGTATATCCGTTAATCTCGGCAAAAATATTGCGGTAAGAAGCGACATTCCGCTTAATCGCATCCATCGCAAGGCGCTGCTGTTTTTCGGTAAAGGGATGGCCGTTACTAATAGCATAAGCGACAGATGGAAGTACCCCGTCAAGGTTTGTAGTAAGCTCCGCCGGTATTGCTCCGGCTTGTGCAGCGTCATTATACTGCCGTAAAAATGAGCGCAAGGCTTCTTTTTCGCTTGCCATCTTTAAAAAGGTTTCATCCTTTATCTTTTCGTTTTTTATGTCCTTCTGTAATGCCGCTTCCAGCTCCGGCCCGATTGCATCGCGGAATGTTTTATCCGCCTTTGCCCGCTCTTCGGCACTGGAATAAAAAAGCTTCCATGTTTGCGCATCGGGATCTCCGACGGTAATAACTTCTTCTATCGCTTCTTTCGCGCTTTTTGCATCGGCGCTCTCGGCTACCTCATCAAAAAACTCCTGTTCCACTTGAAAAAGTACATCGCCAAATTTTTTTAAGTTCCGCGCTTCTTGCGCTTGCATTTGTGTAAAGGCTTCATAGCTCATCCGCATCCGCGCCGCTTCTTTTTGCATTTTCTCTTTTATATCTGCTTCGCTTAATGCCGGGTTCTGTGCTTTGTAGGATTCAATCGCTTCTTTTTCGTACTGCGCGGCATTTTGCGCAAGGTCTGCCGCCTTTGCTTTTGAAGCTTCGATACTTTCTTGTGTCTTCTGCCGCGCCGCTTCCGTTGCCTGCCGGTATGCCTCGTCTACTACCTGTTTTTTTGTTTCGGAAGCCTTGACGGTATCCCCTTTTTCTTGTACAGTTGAATCGAAGCCGTGCAATAAAGGGACGTCGGTTCGTTTTGAATGGGCGTCAATCCTGAGTGCGGCTTCTGTGCCGCGCAATAATGGCTGGTTACCTCTTTCGTTTAAGGGGGCCAGAGGACTGAGCGCGGCTTCTTTTTTTATCTGGTCAAGGATAATATCTTCAAGCGCTACATCGTCTAAATAGTAATGATAAGCCTTATTGTCTGTATCTTGAATTTCTTTTACCGTTAAATACGCTTTATAAGTTTTATCGTCAACCGTTAAACCAGCTTCAAAATATTTTATTTTCGTAGTATATTCTTTGCCGTATTTATCTTTTGTTGTATTCGTTTCTACAGCTGTTTCAACAAGCTTGTCTAATACCTTCATTGAAAGGATTTGTTCCCTGCTTTTTGTTTTAGCTTTCCATTCGCCGATAACATCCCTTGATACGCGGATATCCGTATCGGTGTCGGCATTATGATAGCTATTCCCCTGAAACCATTTTTTTGCAAATGCTAAGTATTTCGCTTTTAATGCGGCAGTATCAAGCTGCTTATCATCGGCTGTTTCGGTTATGCGGTTTGCTTCGTAATTTTCAAGGCTCGGATGCTTACCGGTGGTGTTCTGCTTTGCTTTTTTTAAGCGCTCTTCCTTCTCTATATTCGCACTCGCTTCCCGCAATACACTTTTTTCTCCGGTTAAAAGCTCATCATAAACAGCGCGTATATCGTCGTTTAAATGTACGAGCTCTTTTAAGCTCTGATAGATACGGGTTAAAAACTCCGCCGCCTTTTGAAACACCGACTTTAATTCCGCGTTCGGCGCTTTTCCTTCGCGGAGGTACTGTTCAAAGCCGCGGGCAAATGCTTCTTCTTGGCTCCGCGTCCACTTGCCCTCTACAACGTCAAAGGCTTTCTCTGCGTCAAGTAAGAGGTTCCCTTGCAAGGTCTTACGTGCAATGTGTGCGGCTTCATGAACAAACGTACTAAAATCCGCTTTCTCGCTCACATACACCAGCGCCTTAATGTCTCCCGGAAGCTCTTTAAACTCGCTCGCTCCCTTTATCTCTTTTGTGTCTATCCCTTCTTGCGCTGCAACGCCTGCCATATCAGCTGGCGGCGTATTGGTGATAACCGCTTCCCCGTAGTAGGTATTCAAATACGTTTCCGTATCCATTCCGGCCCCGTGCGCAAGCGCGGTAAAAATGCTTACTGCAGTATTGCGCTCCACGTCGGTAAGTGTCGGCATTGTCTCTTTTAATCGTTCATTGAGCTTTATCGCCGCACGGGTTTCCGCTTCTTCTGTTTCATTAGTAAAATACTGTAAGCCGCCTTTTTCCCCGCGCGGGTTTTCTGCAATCAGTTCCGCCTTTATCTTCTGGAGTGCTTCCCCTTTCGGCTCCCAAACGATCTCCGCTCCGGTAAACTTTTCGCCGAAATCCCGCACAAACTCTTTTATAATAGACTCGTACGCATCGCTTTGCATCCGAACCTCGTTAATCGTTACCGTGTTCTTCTGCTTGTCAAATGAATAATAGATATGCCCGTAATCGTTATACTCGGTCTGCTCGGTGGGGTTTCCGACAATGTATTCCCCGTCAATGCGGCCGTTTTGCTTCTCGTGCCGGTACCCTTCGCTTAAATAAAGACGCTCCCCGGCGCGAACAACGTCCGCCGCTTTCCCGTACTTCTTTTCTTTTTTCTGTATACCCGCTTCCGTTTGCTCATGTATGGGATTCCCTTCTGCATCGGTTTCATAAACAACCCGTCCTGCGCTATCCCGTACCGTCTCTCCTTCAATGCGGGCATCGGGGGCAAGCCATTCTTCATAGCTTTTCGCCTTACTTTTCTGGAACTGCTCGCGCTCGTGCTGTTGTGAATCGTAATATTCGCTTAAATACTCATTTTTATCAGCTTCATTCAAACCCTCAAAAATTGAAAGGTTTTCAGATTGCTTAATAAACGCTTCTTTTGAAGGATTGATAACCGCTTCTTTTTTAACATTCTTCGCTTCGGTAAATTGTGTCTTTCCGTTTATTACCGCGCCCGGGATTCCAAGGACAATAGAACCTGCCATACCGCCCTTAAAACTTTCCCACACGTTACCGGCAATCGTCCATGCATCCTCTGTTTCTACTCCTTCGCCTTGGAGCGCGGCGGCGGTCGCTTTTGTTCCGGCGCTTACCAATTCTTGTAACGCTTCTTCAACTCCTTCTTCAACCATTTCTCCGCCGTATTGCATCATAACCCGTGCAAGCGTCGGCAATACCCGCTGCGCGGTAAGCTTTTTCAAAACCTTGCTCGTAACCGTATCAATCTTCAAGCCCTTCGCCATAACCCCCGCGACATTACCTAAGGACGTTTCAATGCCTGCTTGTATGAACGCCGAGGTATTTGCAAGGTGTTCGGCAAGTTCTCGCTTTACTCCTGCTTTTCGCAATTCCCAGTATTCAAGGCCGTTTTGCATTGTCGCTGATATTCCGAAACCTACGACACCACTTGCTAACGGACTTGCAACGGACGCTGCAAGAGAAGGGAGTAATACCGCAGAGGAAAAAGGAATGGTATTCGCTCCCGCCTTTAAAATATTTGTTACCCAGCTGCGCGGAATCCTATCTTGCAATGAAAGATTTTTATCTTCCGCTTCCTTAAGTTGTTTTAAAAGTGATTGTACTTCTTTTTCATTTCCTGCTTTTTCTGCAATCATGAGGCGATTACCCAGCGTCGAAAGATTCAGGGTATTAACGCCGATTAAAAAACTATCGGCAACTGCTTGAAAATTATTTTTGTAGGGAGTAGCGCCTGTGCCAATCCATTCTTTATTGATGGCTTCAAGATTATTACTGACAAATTGCATTGGAAGATTAAAAGCGTCGGCATATTTTACAATCGTCGCCAGTTTAAACATTTCTTCTTCCGGATTCTCCGACTGTGCAACAAGCATATTCATCATCTCTAATTGTTTGTCGTTCAAGTCGATTAAGTAATGGTCTTTATATGCCGCTTTTGCCCGCTGCTTTTCCTGCATGTCTTTGCCGATTGTTTCCGGTGATAAAAAAGAAAAATCAATACTTTGCGGTTTTTGTTCCGGTCCGTTAAACATCGTATTCGGGTTGTTTGTAATATAGTGATAGCGCGTTTTACCGTGTCGGCTTGTATTTTCCCCAATAATCGTATCATTGATGTCGCTCATTTATCGATTCTCCTTTGCTGCTCTTCGCTCTAATTGCGCCGCTTTACTGACAATACCGATATGGGTGCCTGAACCGTTATAGATACCGCGCTCTTTTGTCAGTGTGATAAAATTATTTAAAATATGTAAAAGTGAAAAATCGCCGCGCTCGGTTTCGCGCCGCTCTTTTTCATACGCATCGATAAAGGTTACTTTATCGTACGGAGATTTAAGCGATGCATAGCACGATAAAACATCGTCTTTTGTTCCGTCTTTTAAGTATTCAGGGATGCGCGATTCCATTGTTTTTTCAAATTCAGGAATAGCATTTTTAACCCGCTCGTATTCCGCTTTAGTACGTTGCTCCATTTGTGCGGTATCGGCGCCGGTTTTGCGTGCATTTTTTTGTACGCTTTTCTTTATGGTGCTAAAAAGTGCTTGTTGTTCAGGTGGTATCGTTTCGACATACGCTTTGAACGCATCAGAGGTAGGTTTCTGCGCTCCGGAATCGAGGTTCCACCGGTCGCCGAAATCGGCCATATTGTTTTGGAATTCTTCCGTGTTCTTTTCTTCTTTCTTTCGCTTATCTGCAACGGTACGGCCGCTTTCAAGCGCTTCATAGTACGATTTATTCCCTTCCTCTCTTACCCGCATAAAGGTAATCGGCCGGTTCCCTTCTTCATCTTCGACAACAACGCCATCAATACGCCCGCTTCCGTCATTCTCGGTCAGGTGGACTACCCCATTTTTCGCATCCACGACAAGACTGTATTTTGCTTGTGCTTCGTTAAGCGTAATACCGTCCCGCGCGGCAATATCGTTCCACGTGTAATTAATAAGCATTTCTTTATTTTTGCGCATCGTCTCGGTTTCAATAGGACGTCCATTAACATCCTCTGTTTCAAATTTGCTTAGTGTGTCTAATATTTTTCCCGCCTCTATTGCTTGCTTCCAATCTTCGCCAATCAAGTGCCGTTTTACAGGGGCGGTTGCTTCTGTTTTTGCTTCTTCTTTTACCGCGCTAAATTCATTTAATAAGTGTTGTCGCATATACTCATCGCGTGCTTGTTTTACAGCCTCAAGTTTCCACATACCACTTTCCTTGTCGACAAAATTAGACTTTAAAAGTTTTGTCGTAAGGTCTAAATAAAACCCGGATTGTAAAGTAGAAATAGCGATCTTTCCTTCCGGCGTATCGGCTTTTTTTCCCATTCTCGCGCGGGCGATATTTTCAATATCTTGTTCATTGTTTTTTAAAAAGATTTTAATGTCCTGCGGGCAGTGTTTATCATCGAATAGTTTAGCGCTTACAGCGTCCTTTAATCCTGCAAATTTATAGCGCATTTCTGTCTCGCTGACTCCAAGCGCCTGTGCCATTTCAGGAATCATATTTTTATTGTAATGGTCGACAATATCTATTGCGCTAAAATATTTTGTTTCTCCGCTCGGTGTTCCATCCTTATTTAAAACAGCATAGCCGTTCTTTAATTGTTCTATAATAACTTCCGCAAGATCGTTTACATCCAATTTTGCTAAAAAGCCGAATGTAGAAGCGCCGCCGCCTTTTAAATATTTATCCTGTTCACTTAAAAAATCAACAAGTTCTTTTGTCTTACTTTCGGAGAATGGACGGCTTAACGCGGTTTTATCGCTTGCAATGGCATTGTTTATATCGTTTAAAAGCTGTTTCGCAAACGGAACGGCGGCCCCATAGCTTTCAAGCACGGATTTTTTCAACAAATCATTATACCGTTGTGTAATAGAATTCTGATTCCGTTCCTGCTTGTAATGTATTTTAGTAGTGTAGTAATCGGTCGCGCTCTCTTGTACTTGTTTTTTCAACTCTTTTGAATACACCGTTTGATTATTTAAAAGTGTTAATTGCGACGTGTCAGCTCGTATTCCGTCTAATACTGCCTCTATATCTTCGCCGTTATCAAGGGCGGTAAAAGCCTTTTCTTCCATCGTGTGTAAAAGAAGCTGCTTGCCGACTTTTTGTAAGTCGCTATTAAAGTTTTCATAGCTTCCCCCATCATACTGATAAAGCGTTAATAGCGCCTTTTGCGCATCTGCGGCTTTTTGTTCGGTAACACTGACCGTTCTTCCGTTTTCATCGGTTGTTTCTGTATAGCCCGCACTTTCGATAATGTCCGTAATATTGTTAAAAGTATTAACCGTATTAAATTCCGCTAATTTTGCCCGCTGGTATCCTGCAATCTTTATACTTTGTGCGCTGCTTAAATCTTTATACTGCGCGTCATACAGACGCCGAGCAAAAGGACTGGATAAACCTTTTGTTACATTGTTGTATATTTCCTTGCTCTTATTCTCCCAGTCAGTGCGGAAATTTTCAAAATCATTTCGATACTGTAAATCGATTAAATACTGATTGAACTGTTCTGCCGCCTGCGTCTTTGCACTTTGTAATTCTACTTCCGCCTTTAATCTATTTTGTCTATCAAGCTCACCTAAAACCGTTTGCGTCGCTCCGGCCGCCGCTTGGAACGCGTCAAAAATACCGTACTGTCCCATACTCTTTTTCTCTCTCCCTTTTAACCAAACATAAACCCGAACGGGTCTTTATACCGCCGTGCGCTTAACGCATTACTTCTTGTAAAATCAGAAAAAAGGTCTAGTGTCCCTAATTTACCTACGTCATTTATGCCGTTTGTAGAGTTTGTTCCAAAATTCCCAAATGCCCTGCGCCCTCCGTTTATTCCATTTATTGCAGAATCCCCAAATCCTACGCCGCTCGTTCCGCCTCCCGCGCCTCCCCAATTCTTCAAAAAGTTATTAACACCGCTTCCCATACCAAAGCCGGAAGAAAATCCTTGAAACGCATTGGTAAGCCCGTCCATAACGGTATAATCTGCCCGCTCACGAGCCCGATCTAATGCCGCTTGCTTAAAACCACCGTCTAAATTCTGTAAGTCAATATTTCCATTTAAATCAGCACGCGCATTGTAAATCTTCTTATTAAACAAATTGACAACCCGCCCGCCTGACTGAGTTTTTTTCGCAGAGGAATCTTCAAGCTCTTTTATTTTTTCCTTTTCTTCCGCATCGAGCTGCTCTATAATGGCTGTCAGCCTATCATCTGCAGCAGGGGTTCCAAAATCCCATTCTTTATGGCTTGCCTTTATTGCGTCCTCTTTTTTCGTCTCATACTCTTTGCGGATAGCCTCTTTCCGGTCGCTAATATCTTCATTGACAATTTCCCCGGTATAGTCATCGCGTAACTGTTTAGAATCTCTAAAGGCCATATTTGCCTGATCCCGCTCCTCGTCAATGCCGAACATCCCTCTTTTAAGGCCCGTAAACGCCTGCATTAAATTGATGTCTTTTTGAGTTTCTCTCTGGCGGTTCATAAGATCGAGGTCTTGAGTAAAGTTCTGTTCATTTTGCGCCAAAAGCTGTTCAGCGCTATTTGCTCCGTGCCGTGCTCCGCTCATGCCAAGCGCGGTTTGTTGCGCTCCTTGCCGGTTTAAAAAGTTTTGCTTTCCGCGCTGTTGTTGGAGCAGGAGGCTTTCATCTTCCATGTTATTTTTCTGCATCGCTAAGTTAAATGCGCGGCCGGTAAGCGTTTCGTCAAGGTCGGCACGCATATCAATACGCTCGCCTTGGTGCCATATATCATCCGCTTTACGGAACGCATCTTCTTGCTCATTTTCAAAAGACTGTACAGCGTAATCAATTCCCCGATTGGTACTTTCCCGCTGTTCTTTTATCCGCGCTTCGCGGCTTATCCGCTCCGCTTCCTTCTGCGCATCGATTTCCGCCTGCGCTTGTCGTGAGCGCTGTATCCCTTGAAAAATACTGAACCCTGCAGCAAGTGCGCCGAATACTAAACCAAGCCACATACACCAATTCTCCTCTTACGCAAGTTCCGCGTTCACAGCTAAAATCGTGCAACGTTCGCACTTTTCTATCCGCACCTTAAAAAACACATCACGTTCAAAGCCGCCTTGTACCGGCACTTTTTCCACTCCCGTAAACGGCTCTTCTTTGTATATCGTTTGTTCAGGGGTATCCGTTTGCGAGACAAGCGGCAGATACGAATCTAAAAAACGAATGGAAAGGCTTACAATCCGCTTTTTATTGTTTTCACTCGAATTGATCACCGGTAAACTTTCTACTATCGACTCATACGGATAACCGATATACATTTCTTTAGAGAAATCTTTGTACTTCTCTGGCAGCGCCTCTAACGGAAAAAGCTCTCTATTTTCTCTGACATAAACGCTTGCCGTTCGATACTGACTCTCGTCCGTCTCGCTTGTGTATGCACAATATGAATCAAGGTAGACGGCTTCCCCGCCTGCCTTTTCTTCCGTAAGACATTCCAGATAGTAGACGCCTTCTCTTTCAACCGATAGGTATATCTCATCATAGCCGCCCTCTCCCGGTATTGTTGCGATATTAGTAACCTTTCCATTTTTAAGAGTAATCCGGCTCCATGCCGCGCATCCGATATCTTTGTCATACAGTAATACGCAGACCGTGCCATCTTCACGGTTTACAAAAATGCGGGGGCTTGCCGTATTGGTATAGTCAAAATCAACGGCCGCGCTTTCGGTTAAAAGATGATTTGCCGCCTGTGTTACGTCGATAGATTTATACGTTCGCTCTTGAAAATCAAAGCTATAATCCCGCACCGTATGCCCGCCTTGCCCGATATAAAGCACGGTTCGCCCGATAAGCGCGGCTTGTGTATCGGAAACCCCATAGCGACTCTGGAGCTGCACTTGCACCTGTTGCGCGTTCACTCCTTCGGGGATTACCCATTCGGAGCATTCGGTTCCGACAATTAAATCTTTCGCACAGGCAAGCCATTTAATCGCATCATTTTTATCACTGGCAAGCTCAAGGTAGAACGCATGGGCTGGACTTGTTACATTGTTAATTTTTTCTATATTTTTATAATCTTCACTTGCGGGGCTTTCGGGGTTCTTCCAAAGATGAATAGAAAGCACCATATCTTCTTTATCTTCCGTTACCGCATTGGTAAGCGTCATTGTATCGCTTGTAACGGATGCAACCTTTGTCCCCTTCGGTACACCCTTGTGCCCGGAGATATAGTAATCGGTAATGTTCGTGATACCGGTAAAATCTTTCGTTACCGCGGTCAGTGTTGCGCTTCCCTTTGTAGCTTTTGCACTGAATACCCGTAAATCAGGTTTTTTCAATTGAGTAGATGAAGATTTAACTGTATCAAAGTAGGTAAAGTTTCCATAATCAAAAACCTTACTTGCCCATATCCCCTGCGGCTGTTTTATCGTGCTTGCTAAAAAAAGACGGCCTGAAAAAAGAGCAACGCAGGCAGGGTATTCATCAGGCGCTTCGAACGGTACTTTGTGGGCATTGCCGGTAATGTTGAGCGTTCCAAGGCTAAAGCTCATCCCCCCTTGCCATGTAATAACATACGGCCGATAGTGCCGGTGGGTAAGGTAAAGCCGGTCATAGGTCTGTACATATTGAAGCGCTTCCAGTTCCGCGCTCTTATAAAGCGGTAAATCAGGGGTGGGTAAAAACTCAATCGGATAGCCGCTATGGGTTAAAAGCGCTCCGTTCTTCCATATCCTAATATACTCCGCACCAAATTCAAAAAGAAAAGAAAGCGATGTATTAACGATAAACGGAATAAGCCGCGCCTTTCCCTTGAGCCGCCCTATCCGCTTTGTTCCGCTTCGGCGGGTAATGCCGCCTTGCGTCAGAATAGTAAAATTTTCAAGCCGTGATACACTTTTCTGATACAGCGGTAAATCGATACGCCCGTAAAGGTTTTTACTCACTTCCCCGCCTGCAAAATTCGTAATTAACATAATTGACCGCACTCCCTAATCAATCCACCATTGATTCCCCTTCTTTTTTCCGGCGCTTAACGTCTTGGAATTGCGGTATCCTGCCGCCTCAATCATTGCCGCTTCCTGTAATAGCATCCGGTGTAAATCAGGCTTTCCGGAAAGTTCAAGGGCAAACTTACTCGCTAAGCGCAGTTCAAACGCTTGATAAAACATTGCCTCATATTCAGGCGGCGCATAATCGGGAAAATCCTCATCAGGATTCCCCGTTCCTTCCGCAAGTCTCCCATTCGTAACGTACACTAATACCGGTTCATTTGAATCGGTATAAAGGATATTCCCTTCAACGATATAAAAACTCTTGTCGGTAAGCTCTATAATCTTTCCGCAATCAATCGGAAGTCGGTATGCTCCGGCAAAATCGGTATAGTTATCGATAGCCGCTTTTTCTAATACCCTTCGTTTTTTACCGCTCGTCCAGCTGGCAGTCTCTAAACTTTCAAGCATGGTGGTAAGATAAAATTTTTTTACCATCAGATACGCTTTCGAAGAAGTGTCGGCTCTATCGAGTTCACTTTGTCCTACTGCCGCAAGCGCTCTATTTGCCAATGCGCGGTCTATATTCATCACCTACTCCATCTTGCTCGGTATCGAGAAAAAAAAGAGGCTTAACAGGTTTCGTCGCTAAGGGAGGAAAAAGGAACGCTACACCGCCTGAAAAGCCCCTTAAAAAAAATCGTTTAAAAAAAATGAGCGTTACGCTTCTTCCACCGCTTCAAAAAAATCCGGTACGTTCTCTGTCGTCGTGAGGATATCTCCTTCGCGGTAATACTGTCCGTTAAAGGTACAGCGCGTCTTACACACGTAGATGGTAGCTTTCCCGTTATTGCTGTTGCCCGCTCCGCTTGTCTGCGGATTCCCGGCGGCGGCTTTAATCGCTGCTTCTTTTTCGGCTAATCTCTTTTTATCCGCTTCCAGCTCCTCACGTTCTTTGGCAAGCGCGGCTTTTTCCGCTTCAATGGCCGCCTTTTCTTGCGTAAGCGTATTCGCATCCGGCACCCCGGAATCCGGCGTGTGCGAAGCTCCTTCACCGACTGCATCTTTGCCGCCTGATTCACTTTCGGCGATAATATCTTCAATCTGATCTTCTGTTAAAAGCGGGTTTTCCGCTCTCATCTTCTCTTTCACCTTTTCAAACTCTTTCTTTGTCATACAATGTCCTTTTAAAAAAAACGTGTGTAAAAATAGGTAATGCTTTTGCGGTACATTCTGCAATCATTACCCATTACAAATTACAAATTAACCTCGCACTTCCGTGTTTAAAATGGCATGAACCTTCCCCTTCGTGAACGTTCCTGTTACGACGTATTTCAAACGGATAAACCGGCGTAATCCTTTCGGAATGGCAAGCGAATAAAACACTTCTCCTTCCTTCGCCTTTAATTGTGCTGCTTGAAAGGCAGGGGACGTGAGCTTATCCGTATACGTTGTCCCGTCTGCACTGTCCTGCAACACAAACTGGAGCGACGTGCCGCCAGCAAAATCTTCTTTAATTCTGATGTCGATTGCCTTGCCCGCGGCGCTCCCGTGTTCTACGCCGAAATCAAGTGCGTTCTCACTTTCCGCGCTTGTCGTAATCGCCTGATTTTCCGAAAATTCAAGCCGTTTATCCAAATACAAATTAATCATCGTTCTTTACTCCTTTAAAAAAAAATGTAAAACGTGCGCAATGAGTAACGGCGCTACATTATCCATTACCCATTACAAATTACACATTACACAAGCGCTTGCTCCGTCGAAAGGATAGCATCAACTCTTCGGCATCGCCCCTTTCTAATGTGCGTAATCAATTCGCCCCACGGATCGGTACTCGTAAAGACGGCGTTGCCTTTACTCCATGCCGCCTTATCGATTTTGACAAGGGCGTCTTGATTGGAGTAAATCGCAATGCTCTGCGATCCGGCCGGTAAGCGGATCATCGCTTCAAGAATAAGGTCAACAATCTTGTCCCCGCTCGTGGCTTGGTCGATATTACAGATACGTTTAACCGCATCAGGGTGCGCAACCGAAAGCCCGTAATGCGTAGAGAAAAACTGCACGTAGGCAGGCATAACACGCCCGCCCTCCAGCGGCCAATTTTGTACGCCCATGTCATCGGTTTTAATGCCGCAATCGCTTCGCCCCTTCGGGTAAATTAAATGCGTAAAGCCGCGGCCGACGGCACAGACATAAATCGATGTACAGCGATTCCCCGTCCCCCCTGCGTTGATAACGTTCTTGTTTGCTAAATCGCTTAAGCGAACCGCAAAGCCGTTAATTTCTGCTTCGTTACGGGCGTTGTTGCCATAAATGAGCTCTTCCGCCTGCGTCTGTCCCATACCGGCCAAGAACGCTTGTGCTTCGCTTTCGCGTAATGATTTTACATTCCCTGAATGCTCTGCAAGGTCTTTATCAACGATGCTATAATCTTCAAGCATCGTAATGCGGTCTTGCTTCGTATCTGTTGTGGTCGCTCCCGGCTTAATACCTTCGTTGTATTTACGGTGCGTTCCGCCCCGCAGTGAGGTACGTACAATCGTGTTATGTACGGTGCCATCGTTTGCTTCCAATACCGGCATATCTTTTAATATTTCATTCGTCTGGCTTAAAAGTTCGACGATATGAAACCCGTCTTGATTGCCGCTTCTGCGCATTACCTCAAGCGCCGTAAGCTGGTCTGTCATACTTAATGTAGGCATATACTACTCCTGTTAATCTTATGTGCCAAAAAATGAAAACGTGCCGCCGTCCCGCGCTGACGTAATGCCGCCGGTCGGTGCTTTACCATCTCCCAGTACCGTGCGGCTTTCTCCGAGCGCCTCTCCGATTTTGATAAACATTTTTACAAAATCAGGATGATAAGCTAAGCCCGTTTGTTCCAATTGTGAAAAAATAGAATCAGAACCAAAGGCTTTAAGCCCCTTCGTATACTGCTCCATCTTTTCACTCACCTTGTTTCCAAATTCTTTTTTTAATGCGGCGTCCGTCTCTTCGGCCTGCTTTTTTACCGCTTCGGCAAGCTGTGCCTGCTGGTCTTCTCCAATTTTATGGAAGAACGCATAAAGGCTTTTTGCTTGCGCATCGGAAAGGTTTGCTTCATACGCCGCTTCGGCAAAGCGTTTTTCTGCATCCCATTCCTGCTTAAAGCCGTATTTATCGGCCGCGTCGGGCTTGCCGAGCTTTTTATAAAAAGCGTCAAGTTCTTCCTTCGTGGCTTTCTCTCCGGGTAACGTGTGCATACTACCGAGCTTTTTTTCAAGTTCGATATAAGAAGAAGCAAGGCTTGAAATATCTTCAAACTTTGCTAACGC